GGATCCAGTGGCAGTGGAAGATAATGCAGACGATGAAGTAGAAACTCCTAAGGTAGTAGTTAAAGAAGAAGCAACAGTTTCCGTGAAGGCTGAAAAGTCACCACAGGAAATTTTGGCAATGCTCAGAAATCGCAATAAGGCGTAATTGAGATAGGGGCGGCTAAATACCGCCCCACTACTAACTTCTAAGGAGGACCTATGTCTAAAGCTATTGACATTTCAAAATTTCGTAAGAGTATTACGAAAAGCATTCCGGGTATCAGCTCGGGATTTCATGATCCAAATACTTGGATTTCAACCGGCAATTATGCCCTAAATTATCTTATCAGTGGAGATTTTCAACGAGGTATTCCTCTAGGTAAAGTTTCTATGTTCTCAGGGCAATCAGGTGCAGGAAAGAGTTATGTTGTATCCGGTAACATTGTAAAAAACGCACAAGAACAAGGAATTTATTGTATCGTAATGGATACAGAAAATGCACTAGATGAAGCATGGTTACGTGCTTTGGGTGTTGATACATCCGAAGAAAAATTATTGAAACTAAACGTATCGCAGATTAACAATGCGGCACAAATTATTAATGATTTTGTTAAGGAATATAAAGAGCAGGCACTCGAAGACAGACAGAAAATCTTATTTGTGATTGATTCCATTGGAATGTTGTCATCGGCAATTGGTGCTGCACAATTCGAAAAGAATGAGATGAAGGGTGATTTTGGATCAAAGCCGAAAGAACTTATGGCATTAGTTAGAAATTGTCTCAACATGTTCGGTGATTTAAACATCGGATTAGTCTGTACAAATCATTCATATAGTTCACAGGATCCATATTCACCGGATGATAAAATTAGTGGTGGTTCAGGCCCGGTCTACGCATCGAGTATTGTTGTTGCTATGAAACAGCTTAAATTAAAAGAAGATGCCGAAGGAAATAAAGTATCCGAAGTACAAGGTATTCGCGCAGGTTGTAAGGTAATGAAGACGAGATTCAACAAACCATTTGAGGATATTGAACTTCAGATTCCATACGACACCGGAATGTCACCATATAGCGGATTCTTTGATTTAATAGAAAAGAAAAAATTCGTCACTAAGGACGGTAATAGATATTTCTATGTTGATCTCAATGGGGAAATTCATAAGTATTTCAGGAAAGAATGGAATAGAAATGAAAACGGAATTATGGATTTGGTAATGTCCGAATTCATTACTAAGGTTAAGGCAAGCGAAAAAGAAGATTCAGAAACAGGTGAAGAGGTATAACATGGGGAAGAAATTAGATGAACTCAAAAAAGAGCCACTAGATGTAAATTCCCCGGAGTCACAGGCATTTTTGAGGGAGTTGCAAGATAGATCGCTGCAACGACAGGAAAAATTGAAAAAAATGATTGAAGAATGGAAAGAAGAGGATCGTAAAAATGCGAATCCGTGAAATCAGCGATGAGCAGAAATCGTTTCTTACATTACAAGGCATAAAGTTTACTTTTGCAAATGAATATAATAATATCGTATCGGCATTTTCCGTAATAGGAAAAAGTAATCATAGGCGCAGACTTTTGTTTATTGATATCGAAGGTCTTATCTATGATATAAATCTTTTTCTGAATAAAGGATATCCTGACAATGATCCTGATATTATTCTTGCAAATGAAATATATACAGAGTTACAAGATATCAAAAATAAGTTATAGGAAATATTATGGTAAATGATAATCACGAATTATTACTAGAATTGTGGTCTAGAATTAAATCACATATTCCGCCAAAAGAGAGACTAGAGGTAGCAGACATAATTGTTGTTGTGTTTGATGAATTTGGACTCGTTGAGAATGATCTTTTAGAACAAGATCTTGATAAAGAAATGCGGGCCGCCGCTCGTAGTCATTTATCAGACGATGAATTTAGTGAAGATGAGGAAGAATTTGATGATGACCGCTAAAGAGTTTGGAGAATTATTACTTGAAACGATTAAGAACAAGGATGTTCTGAAATCCATTACGCAAGTCCAGCAGTTCAAAGCAAATATGCGAGATGTGACTGTGGGTGCCGACTACGTTACTTGGATTTCAGAACCAGTAAATTTGACCAGGGTACATAAGGCCTTGGCAGAAGACCTAGGTGTCCCTCCGCGTGCTATGGCTATTAAAAGAGTATTAATGTCCAGAACTCAGAAAGCAGTATTATTGGTTCAAGCAATGGAAATTGCTATTAAACGAGTGCATCAGCTGTGAGTGAAAAAGAAGTATTTGAAAAATTGACGAAAGATCATCTTGTCTGGAAACGAGATGAACTATCTCGTCAATTAGCAAATGTTAAGACAATTTCCGAATATGTCGACCTGTCAAATAAAATTAATGAGTTAAATGACAAGATAGGTAAGCCCGAAAAAGAATCAGATCTATGAGCTCGTGGTACTATAAAATAACCTCAGATCTCTCAAATATTGCTGATTTCATAGATTATTATGAGACAGAATTAGAGACTGCCCGAAGAGAATTATCACTAAAGGGTAAGTCTCTAGAAACACATGCTGGAGAACTTCCCGGATTGGTGGAACAACGGTTTGCTCAATTACAAGAGATTGAGGCTGTGTTAGAATACCTAAATATCAAATTGCGCAAGGAAAGATCGGCCGAGTTTAAGAAATTCTTAGAAGCATATCAAAAATCTCTTAGCTCTAGAGATGCTGAAAAATATGTTGATGGGGTACAGGCAATTGTCGATTCAACATTGTTGGTAAATGAAGTTGCTCTGTTAAGAAATAAGTTTTTGGGTATTTCGAAAGGGTTCGAGCAGAAATCGTTTAGTGCTTCGAATATTATTAGGTTGCGCGTAGCTGGTTTGGATGATGCGAGCTTATAATGGCAACATGTAAATTAATAATACTCGATGAAGTAAATGTGAAGATAGATGGTCTCGATGTAGTTACAAGAAGAAAACTTTATGACTCAGTAAAGTATTTCCTGGAATACGCAAGACACATGCCATCTTATAAGCTCGGACATTGGGATGGTATGAAATCCTTTTGTGATATAGGCGGCCGTAGTTTTATTAATCTTCTAGATAGACTTCTGCCTGTGATACAATCTCAGGGTTATGAAATTGAAATTGAGGATCTCAGAGATACCACGCATGAGTTTATCTTTGATGAAGTAGAAGAAGATAGTTATTCAGATATTAGATGGCCTAAAGGACATCAGCGCGTCGGTGATCCTATTATTCTTCAGGATCACCAGGTTGAGGTAATTAATTCTTACCTTAACAACCTTACTGGTGTAAATATTGCCCCTACAGGCTCGGGAAAAACACTAATTACGGCGATTTTAAGCCATAAGGTTCAACCTTACGGTCGCAGCATCGTAATTGTTCCCACAAAGGATTTAGTAACACAAACCGAAGATGATTATAAGAATTTAGGATTAGATGTGGGTGTATTCTTTGGTGATAGAAAAGAATATCTAAAAACCCATACAATATGTACATGGCAAAGTTTGGAAAGCCTAGCAAAGCGTTCGAAAGAAATAGATTTAGAGATAGATATAAACGATTTCTTCGAGGGAGTGGTTTGCGTTATAGTAGACGAAGTTCACAAAGCAAAAGCCGATGTATTGAGAAAGTTATTATCGAGCTATTTGAAGAATGCCCCGGTAAGGTGGGGATTGACCGGAACAATGCCGGAGGAAGAGTATGATAGTGTTTCCGTTATTGCTTGTATTGGCCCACTACTTGGTAGAATTAATACAAAAGAACTCCAAGACAAGGGACTCTTAGCTCAATTACATGTTAATGTTTGGCAGATGCAGGATTTAGGTGAAACTGCATTTGACAACTATCAATCTGAACTAAAGTGGCTAACAACTAATCAAAAGAGATTGAAGTTCTTAGCGACTAAGGTTATTGAGATGTCTGAGAGTGGCAACACACTTATACTAGTTGATCGCATTGAGACTGGAGAAAAGTTACAATTGCTTATACCAGATTCTGTATTCGTCTCTGGCAAGATGAAATCAAAGGATCGTAAAGACGAATATAAAGAAGTTCAAGAAGTCGACGGAAAGGTTATTATTGCCACTTATGGTGTAGCGTCTACGGGCATCAATATTGTTCGTATTTTTAATCTTGTGTTGTTTGAGGCAGGTAAAAGTTTTGTGCGTGTTATTCAGAGTATTGGTCGCGGTATTAGAGTTGCCCCAGATAAGGACTTTGTGAACGTTTATGATGTCTGTTCAAATTGTAAATTCTCTAAACGACACTTGACAAAGCGGAAAAAGTTTTATTCTGAGGCCGAATATCCGTTTAGCATTAAGAAATTGGATTATTGATGAAAAGTGTAAAAACAAAATTGTCTGTTTCAGATTTGGGTGCGTTTCAGAGATTTTTAGAACATTATGAAATTATCGGTGTGTTTGTAGGAATCTATGAAGTAAGAGTAAATAATTTTCAAATAAACAATTTAATTCACTATGTATACGATGAGGATAATACAACAAGTACCTTAACCATGTTGGCACTAAAATATGGTAGCGTTGAGAAGGCATTCTTAAGAGCACGTTATACAGAACGAGAAGTAGAAGAAATGTACGAACTGAACACAACTTATAAGAGGTAAGCAAAATTAATATTCTAACAAATGAAAATAAAGCGTATGATTTGAATAAAATCCCCGATGAAATTCTTGATATACGCTATTGCGTAATGGATTATTCAGATCCTAAAAATCCTGATTACTTCTTCATACCATTAATCTTCCTAGAAAGCTTTTATGCACCAGCAGTAGTTTTAAAAATTGGTCAATATACCGTTCAAATGCCATTAGATTGGTCAATACTCGTGTGTGATGAGGATTACAGCGACCTAGAAGTGATGCCACTCACAAGTCTAAATGATCGTGGATTTCATACAATGGTATTCAACCCACTTAGGCATATGGTACCAAGGCCCCAACAAATTACTATTACAAATGTCTACGCAGAAGTAAAATGGTTCTTTCCTAAGCTAAAAAATGGAAATATTCTTGTTGTGCCGTTAGAAGATAAACTACACCCAAATTGTGTATTGTTTGTAAAAGAAGTAAATAAACTACCTGATGTAATTGATATTGGAGCGTTATTTGAATAACGATATGAGTAGTTGGGTTTCAGAATTCTTTGAACTCAATCCAGATGCTGTAAAGGTTGAGGAAACCAAAGAGAAGAAGGGTAAGGAATATAAGAATGACCTCTTTAAAGATGTTATTCCTGCACTTGATCGTCGCGATAAGAAGTTCTATAGTAGACTCAACGAAGAACAACAAAAAGATATTTCTATTTGGACATTAACTAGATGGATGAGTTCAACGGTTCGTGATACAGATCTTCAACTAAGTAATGTTAATGATATCGTAAATGCTCATTCAAAGTTTCTTACTAAACATAAGGAATTACAATGGATGTTGTTGGCTGTATCGGGTACAGGCCGTCCAGAGAGGCACGAATGGATTTCTCCTCCGCGTGGTGTGAAGAAGAATAAACTTGAAGAACTTATATTAACTTATTTTCCGAAT